CAGAGACGCGAGCGCATCTTGCGGACGTTTTCCGGCTTGAGCGATGCCGCCGCTTGGCCCGCTTCTTTCGCGACGCTGACGGTGCAGTTCGCGTTGAGGATGCCGAGCGGGCGACCGACGCCAGTGCCCGAGAACAGCGAGTCTTCGAGAACGAAGTTCATTTCCTTTGCCACGAGATCGTTGACGTAGGTTTCGACTTGCGCCGCGTCCTCCATCAGTTCCTCGGTCAGGTAGACGAGCGAAGTGAGCTTCGACAATTCGAGCTTGAAGCGCCCAAACTTCGGATTGCTCGCGGTCACGGTGTCGGCTTCGTCTGCCCAGTAGGAGCGAATTCCGCCGTGCCGTGAGCCGGCGGCGCGGGACTCTTCCTTCAGATACGGGTGGCTGATGCCGTTGGCGTTCGAGGAGATCGGGATGCGCTTCACGCGGCTGAGGATCTGGCCCGTTTCGAACATGCGCTGCCAGAGAGCGGTAGCGATGTCGGTCTGGACCAAAAAGCCGCCGTCAGCGCCGACCTGCTCGTTGCCGCCAAGCGCAGCGCGAAGATTGGAAAGACGCGGATCGAAAGCGCCGCCCGGCGTCTGCGCGCGGACAACCGCTTGCAGTTGCTCGGCGAGGCTGGTAAAGCCAGTGCTGGGCTTTTTGGCGCGCTTCTCAGGGTCTTCCAAACCGCCCTGCGGCGGCGTGCTGCGCGTTTCTTCTTGCAGCGATGCGCGGCGCTTGCGGTCATCTTCAACCGATTGCGCGACGATGATATCGTTGCTTAATTTTTGAAGCTCGGTGTTACGCTTGGCGTAATCCTCGTGCTCCAGGTAATTTCGGCCCGCCGAAGTTTCCCGCTTGTCGATCTCTTCGATCTCGGCAAGCAGAATCGAACGGCGGCCAAATAGTTCTTGTAGAACCATAGGTTGCGTCCTTAGGGATGAATTCGGCGAAGGTCAGTGCGAATCAGACGGTCACGCCGTTGACGATCTGCGCACATTGCGGCGAGGCGTTTCTGCTCCTCGGCGATCTCTTGCTCGTGCCGCTCGATGACTTCTTGCATCGAGCGCACGGATGCGGAACTTTTGGTGTAGGCCGGTTCCGCTGTTGGCGAAACCTCTTGCAACTCAACATTGCGAAGCGTGCGGATCAGGTTGCGGTCTTTGTCCTCTTCCCACATCTCGCCATCGGGCAGCACGCGGAAGCGGAAGGACATGCCCTGGACATCGCCGCGAGCGATGGATTCCACGGCATCGCGGCCCCAGCTTGTATCGGGCGCGTCGGCCTCGAACTTCAAGAGCGTATCGGTTTTCGACAGGCGAAGAGTGCCAGCGCTGCGACGGCCCAGCGGCTTGTTGATGTCGTGGCCCCAATAGGCCATCACTTCGCGCGCCTCGTCGTTGAGCACGCTGTCGAAGGCTTCCGGCGCGATCTTCTCGCGAAAGCGAACGAAGCCGCCGAGCGGGACTGATAGCGTGTTGAACTTGAGCGCGCCGCGAATGACGCGGCCTTTGTCGCCAACGTCCGCGCGCAACTCTTCGCCAGCAAAAACGCGATATTCCGTGACCATGATTCCTCCTACAAAGTGAGTAGTGCCAGCGCTTCGAAGTCGTCTCTCGCAATCGAAAACAAAGCTGATTCAGACTGCATTGAGGCGGTCGGTACGTGTAGCGCTCCGCGATACGATCGAGCGGACCGCCGGTATTTAGCCGCCGCCGAAACACCGCCGATCGTCGAAACTATCGCCGCCGTCCGTGCGCTCGACCATGAAGATTTCGACGCGCCGTAGGCCGCTGAAATTCTGGCCTGTCCGGTATATCGATAGTGGGACTCAGCAGGAGCGGTCCACCACGCCGAGTCAAGCCAAGCACCGAGCCCGCCACTTCCGCCAACGCCGGTATCAGGTGGCTCGACGGGCGGCTCGCGGTTCCTGGTATTTCTGAGGCGAATCAGCGGACGACGGTACGACGTCGTTTGCAAATAGCCGAACCTCCAAATCCTCAGACTTCACCCGATTCGTTATCACATCGAGCAGCAGGCTCACGGCAATTCCTCAATTCCAGAGATGCGGCCTACTTCATCGCGCACGATACGGCGCTTCACGGCTTTGTCGACTACGTTGACGGTCACGCTTTGCGACGGTTCAGCGGCGCGCGTCGGTTCCTGTTTCGCCGGTTCAGCGACGGGCGGTGGCGCGTCAATCGGGACCATTTGCATCTGCGTGCGGTTCTTGTCGCCGCCTTCTACCGGCCTCCAGTTGTGTGAGCGACGGACCTCGTTGATCGTCGACGTGCCGTTCATCAGCCGCATGTTTTCGACCGTCGCGCGCTCTGTTGGCGTGCCCTTCAGGAATGAATCGTTGTCGTGCTCGGCGTAGTAAACCAGCCGCTTTCGCTCGTCGAGCAGCTTTGACGCGATTTCTTGCTCCCAATTGACCTGGTCGGGCCGGAGTGTGTCGTTGACGTACTCCTGCGAGGCCGTCGCCATGTTTGCGTAGGCACTCTGCGTGTAGTCCATCACCTTGTAGGGCGGCATTCGCCAGATACGGCACGCGTCTTCATTCGAAAGCCGCGCGGCCTCGATGTACTCGGAGTCTTTGTTCGAAAAGCCCCACGGCTTGATGTCGAAACCGCCCCAGGTTACGAGCACCTTGCCCGCGTTCGACGTGCCGCTGGCTTGTTTGGTGATCGCGTCGGAGACTTCGAGCGCTTTTTCTTTCGACAAAGAGACGTTGGGATTTGTGACGAGCAGAGACGGGCGGGCCTGATTGCGAAACGTGTTCGCCGCGTGACTCTGATAGCCCAAGCCGAGGCCGATGCCCTCGCGGAAAGCCTCGATTGGCGAAATGCCGCTCAGTCCATCGCGCGAAAGGCCCTTCAGGTGGAAGATTTGCGCCGCTTCGTAGGTTTTCTTGGATCCGCCTTCGGCGATCTGATAGACCGGACGGCCATTTTCTACCCGCACGCTCACATCGTCGCTCGAGCGCGGCCACAGAGCCACAGGAACGCCATTCTTGTCTCGCTCGATGACTGCGTAGGCATTCCCTACGGTGTCTTTGTTGGCCTGCATCGTCGCGCGGAACACGTAGGGCGTCATGTACGGATTCGGCGCAATCCGCAGCAGCTTCCAAACCGGGTCGCCATAAGCCTCTTCGCGCCCGTCTTCACCGTTGCGCCCGAGCCGCCGATAGAGCACCAGCGGAATCTTCGCCATGTCTTGCGACTTGACCTGGATGCAGCCAAACACGATAGCCCACGTCAGCGCCGATGAAGGCGTGACCGCGATGCCGCTCGATGCAAGATGCCCGCCGTCGAGCCATGCTTCCCACTTTTGCAGTGAGAACTCGCGCCGCTCGACGATGGATCGAAAAAAGCTCATTTGGAAAGGTGCCAGCCAATCGCGATAACTACAACGCCGCCGAGAATCATCGCGGCTGGCGGGTACACAGCGGCCACGCCCGCGCAAACGATGCCCAAGCCGACCGCGATCAAAATGTCAGGAAGCAGCTTCACAGGTTCGCTACCAAAACACCGAAGTCTTGCGGCTGATAGAGCATAACGCGCGTCGCGCCGGTTAGCAGCGCTGAAACTCCGTCAATGCGCCGCGAATCGCGCGCCAGATTCTCTTTGTCGGGTCGCATCAGTCCGTCTTTATCGACGCTCACGGTCGTACACTCGATGTTCCAGTCGAGAATTTCGTGCCCGCCGTGGCGAACTTCGCCGTTCAAAACCTTGGCCATGATCCACTGCATCGGCGCATCGAGAACGCGCCCATATTGCTTCACCTCGACGCACGTATGGTCTTCCTTCAACTCGTCGATCAGGTCCCAGGCAAAGCGCGGGTCGTAGGCGATCTCGTCGATGGTTGCCGTCTCGCCGATCATGGCGATTTTGTCGAGGATCGTGTCCTTGGCGATGCTTTCGCCCGGCGTTGTTTCGAGCAGCCCGGCTTTGATCCAGCGTTGAAGGTCGAGCTTCAGCTTCCGTTCCAGCTTGGCGACTTGCTTTTCAGGGACCCAAAAGTAAGGCTGGATGTTGAGCGCGTTGTTGTCGTCCAGAAACATCACGACCAGCGAAGTGAAGTCTGTATTTTTTGAAAGGTCGAGCCCAACGATGCAATTGCGGCCGATGACGCTTTGCGGAGCCCTCGAGCACTCGCGCCAGCGATCAATCGGCATCCATCGTTCGTCGTTCTGGTTCCAGATATTGAGGTGCAGCCGCTTGTACGCGGGCTCGCCCAACTCTTCCAGCTTTGACGTGATCTTGTCGTCTCGCAAAAACCCGCCCAAATCTTCATGCGACGGATTCGCCGCAACGCGCGCCTCGCGGGATTTCCAGTATTCCGGGTCAGCCTTGACCTTCTCGGCGTCGGCGGCCCAGATCGCCGCGTAAAAGCGCTCGCTCTTGATCGAACCGTCGATAACCTGCCTGCCGCGTTCGTGCGCGTTGAAGCAAAGCTCTGATTCGTAGCGGTCGCCAGCGGTCGTAATCATCCACCGCATTGGCTCGCGCACGCTGATATCGCCAGCGGTCAGGACTTGGTACAGCGTTTTTGCTTTGGCCGTTTTCCAGCGGTGAAGCTCGTCCATGATGGTGAGCGTCGGCTCCACGCCGTCTTGCACGTCACCGTCAGCCGCGATCACGCAGTAGAATCCGCTACCGTCGCGCCGGACAATTCGCTTCGTCGATTCAACCAGCTTGAGGGCTTGCTGGATCATCGGATTTTTACGGTACAACTGCGCGGCGGCGTCGAATACCAGCCCAGCTTGATCGCGCGCGGCGGCAGCGCCGTATGCTTTTGGGTGCTCGATGCCCTCGCGAATCATGTGATACAGCGGAAGTCCGCCAACCAGAAACGACTTGCCGTTTTTCTTGGCGACTTCGACGTAGGCGCTTTCGTAGCGGCGGCGACCCGTCTCCATGTCGACCGCGCCGTAGACCTCGCGCAGCACCTTCCGCTGCCAGCCGATCAGCTTGAAGCCGATTGGCTGATACAAAACGTGCTCAAAGAACTTTTCGACGTCGCAAGCTCGGCACATTGGCCGCGCTTTCGCGCCAGCGGTCGAATCACGGCACCATGTTGGCGTATCGCAAAACGCGCAGATGTCGAGGCGAAACTGAATCACGTTGCCGCTTTATCGGTGGGGGAGGTGGCGGAGGCGGCGCTGGAGCCGGCCAAGGTGGATCTATCCACACATCGCGTCTCCGATGGCGTCGGCGGGCGCTTCTTTTTTCGTGAACTTTGCCCGCGCGGACTCGTGCAGGCCGAGCCGGTCAGCCATTTGCATGTAGCGCCCGATGGCTTTATCGAGCGCGTTGATGTCGCCCGCCTTGTGCGCTTTCATCATTGCCGAATACGCGGTCGCGGCGGACACGAGTGAGCCTTCGTCGGACTGCGCGAGCAACTGGCCGCGATGAAGGTGGAACGCGAGGTAGTCGTAGTGGCGGCGCGCGGTTGCGTCCAGGCCATCGGGTGCGTCAGGGACGCCGCGCGGGGCTTCGTAGGCTTGCGCGACCTGCTGCGCGAGTTTCCGAGAGCCGATCTTGCGCAGATCGCCCTCGGCGGCGCGAATCGGTATTGGTTTTTTGGGTCGGCCTGCTGGCATCGCTCTGATTTCGCGGAAGTTGGTAACGCGG